GACGCCGGCGGGAGCTGCCGCTGCGGTCCTGATCCTGATGCCTGAGATGGTGAGGGTGGCGGTCCCTGCTGGGGCTGCGCTGGCGGTGCGGATGCGTGCCGCGGCGGCTGTCACTGTGCCGACGCCTGATAGTGAGGCGGAGGCGGTGATGACGGCCCCCAGGGTCCGGTTGAAGGCCGTCCGGTTGAAGGCGGTGCGGTTAAACATTCATAACTCCTGCCGATTTCCTCCCGATTGCATCGGGACCTGGCCCCTCTTAATCTTAAGAGGGGGATTTGGTGGCGCGTGGCTAAAGCCTCGCACTACGTCTCCGATGGCTACTCCTCAAGCCTGCTTTGCTTTACCAGCCAGAGAACGACTGCCGACAACTTCTTGAGAAACTCCTTAGCCTCTGTGAGATTGGCCACATTGTTTTCAATGTAGGTCTCCAGCTGTGCCTGAGTTAGTCCATATAGAGCCGATAGTTTGTATTCTTCTTTCTGAGGATTGGGATTGCTGGTAACTAGGGTGCCGTCTTGCTCTCGGAGATTGCCATTGCCATCTACATAGAACTTGTCTGGCAAATCATAGAAGGCACGATTATTATGGATTAGCCTCTGAGCTAGTTGGCGATTGTAGAACTCATCGAACTCAAGAATGGAGTAAGGTTCTTTGATATGGGCATCGGGCATGGTAAGTCCCCAAAACTCCGCCCAAACCTCTACAATCTTGTGCTTGCCTGTTTCGTATTCTGCGTCAAGATAATAAACTCTCATATTGTCTCCTTACGTGTCGGCGTATTCGACGGTGGCTACGACTTTTATGCCAATGCCGATGTCGTCGCAGCCGCCGGCCTTCCAGTATGTCATTTTTTGGCTGTGGACTTGTAGGAAGTATGTGCCCTGGGTTTTGAGGTCGGGGACATTGCAGTTTAGCCATTGGCGATACCCGAAATCGTAAGCCATGAACGGGTGTATCATGATGTAGCGGGTGTTGTCGAGGGTGGACTCGTTGTTGTCGAGGAAGATGAAGACTTGAATGGCGGTGACGGTGGATGGTATTTCGGCAGAGAGGTCTATGTCGCAATAGCCGGCCATGGTGTTGGTCTGTGATTGGGTGGTGATGACGTCGTTGTCGGCCCAGTCGTCGGTTGAGGCTTCGGTGGTGATGGTGTTGGTAGCGACGTTCACTGACACGATTTTCCTGGAATTGCTCCTGGTGGTGTTGTGTAGGATTCGACGACCCCAGTAGTTTGCGCCTGACTGTATGCCAGTGAGGTCTCCTTCATTGGTTTCGGTGTCGTAGACGACGCTGGTAGTGGTAGGTGTACCGTTTATGCTGGCGGAGAATGCGCTGATACCAGTGCCCAGTTCTCGGATGATTTCGCCTGTGATGGGTGTAAGTATGAGGTTGCGGAGGCGGGTGGCTGAGGCGCCGAAGTCCTGGCTGAGGTGTGTCTTGTCCACGATATTGGTTAGCCCACCGTGCCACAGGGTATTAGCTCCAGCACCATGAACGCCTGTGGTTAAACCAGCATGGGTGGAAATAGCAGCGTCTCTTGCTCCTTGATTGTCTATGTGTGTATCAACGGCAGGGTCAGAAATCATAGCTCTACCTGCGGTGTCTCTGTGGACTAACTTACTGGCAGTATTAGCTGTTGTGGAGCCGTGGATGCCAGGCGTTTCTGTCTCATCGTGGGTAGAGAGGTTAGTCCTCAGCGTGTCGTAGTCGTAGGCGGTGAAGAACCTGGCTACGGACGTGCCGCTGTCCCAGGCCTTGGCTGTGCCCTGGAAGCCCCTGGTGCAGCCGGTGAGGTCATTTACGCTCTTCCCTGTGTAGAGAATGGTCTCGGCGTCCTCACCGGTGCCGATGACGGCGAGGTTGGTGGCGGCGGGGAGGACGGAAGCGTCGGTCAATGGAATGGTGGTGACGTTGTCGTTTATGCCGCTCGCCAGGGTGGTGGCGGGACTGTTGATCTTAGCGGGATACATAGTGTCCATACTTCATCTCCTTAAGCGACGCTCACGTCGAGGTCACCCAAGTTGATACGGAGTGTATCACCGGTGTTGATGGTCCTGGCCTCCGCGAGGGGTCCCCACATGAGGACATTGACGTCGGTGCCCCAGTTGCTATTGCTGAGGTGGTCGACGATGGCGATATGCGTGATGGTGCCCCAGTTGGCGGTGGCCTCGGGGAACTCGATGTCGGCGCTGTTAGAGCTGGCGCCGCCGCTGGCGGCCACCAGGGTGAAGGCCTGGCGGGCGTAGGCGCCTCCGCTGACCTCGGCGGTGGGATTGTTGGCCTCCAGGCCGGTGTCGGCAGTGAAGAGGGCGACATAGGTGGTGGCGGGTGGCGTGAAGGCCTGGTTTCTGAGCAGGTGGTCGATTATCTTGTTTTCGTAGTAGTCTGAAAAGTGGGCCATGGTTCCTCCTTTCTATAAGTGTCTACAACTGTCTACAAAAGTATCACCGCAATAACGCAACATGTAGTCATCCAGGCCAGGATCGCCGCGGCCCTCCCCAACATATAGTAATGGTGTTCGTTCTTGACCTGGCGGGCCAGGCGGGGTGACATGGTCTTATGGCGTGGCGGCCAGGGGCAGAGGACCTCGCAGAGGCCGAAGATGAAGGCGTGCCATTCCTCGTGTGTGCTGAGGAAGGTGTCGGGCTCGATGCCTTTCAGGAAGCTCATATCAGTGCCCCGACTAGGTCGGGATCTTCGACTCCTTGCGGTCCTTAATGTGCCTGACGGTCCTCTCTCCGAACCACCAGGCTATGCAGGGGATGGCCAGGCTCCAGAACTGCGGGGGCAGCTCTGTGCCCTGGGTGACGGCCTGGGCGATGACGGCGGCGAAGATGACCGTGACGATGGGCCGAATGGCTCCCCGCACTATGTCTAAAACCCAGTTGTTCATGGTGGGCGTATCCTGGCGCGCCTGGTGCGCTGGCCTTCCAGAAGGCAGCGGGGGTAGGGACAGTTGAGGCAGATGCGCCGCTCCTGTTCATCGGTTGATGTGTGCTGTATGAGGTGGCACTTGCCGAACGATGAGAGGCGGAAAATACGGGGTTGCGGCGCACGTTTTTGTCGCGCCAGAGGGGCCTCAGAGCCCGAAATTGTGGCCTGTTTCTGTTTTGGCATATCAAAACTAGGGTGTAAAGACTGCTATAAGCACGGCGTCGGCCGGGTTGTTGTCGGGCATGGCGATGATGACGTGCCGGCCGGTGACCATGTCGGCTGATGCGATATTCCTGGCCACGGGCACGGCGCCGAAGTAGGTGGTGACGGACGATGCGAGCTGGACCTCGGCGGTGTAGGCGGTGCCGTCGAAGCTCTTGAGGGTGCCTATTTCTAGCATGGCTACAACTACTCGTCCGTGTAGAACGTCCTCTGGATGGTGCGGCGGTCGTGGGCGATGGCCTTGCGCTGGGCATCGTAGCGCTGGAGGCGGTCCTGGCCCCAGGCGCGAAACCCGCGTGTGCCGTAGCGGCCGGCGATGTTGGCCCGGTCCACAACGTGGACTGAGGCCGACATGGCTAGATATCCGGTGGCTCCCAGGACGATGATTTCCTCATGCTCGGCTGGAATCGTGGTGCTGGCGGCGTCCAGGGTGTGCTCCTTGAGCCACTTGACTCTGGCGTTGTTGCCGTCGCCCTTGTCGGTCATGAAGACACGGCCGGCCCAATGGGCGAAGCGCTGGTAATAGCGCGGGGACCGGTCGATCGGGTGCTCGATGGACTCGATTTTGAGCAGGCCGGTGAGCGAGGATATATCGAGCTCTTTGTCGTCCAGGGTGGTGGTGATGTCGTCCATCTTCTCGATGGGTGCGGCGATTGAGTATTCATGAACGGCACGCTGAATGGCGCCGTCCACCTGGTCGTCGGTCCACTGGTAGGTAGCGGCGTCGGTGTCCTGGAGGTCCTCCCGGACCCGGGCTCTCATTTCGGTCAGATTCATGTCATAACTCCCTTGGCCCCTCTTATCTTAAGAGGGGGACTTGGTAACTCCCCTGGGAGGGCCACGTTCTCACCTGGTCGCGCGAGGCTAAAGCC